CAGCCGCCCGTCCAGCCGCCCGCGCACGCGAAGCCCTGAACTGCCCGCATAATGATCACCAGCACCGCCAGCACCACCCCCGCGCCGTAACGGCGCGCGCTACCCCGCAACGGGAGAACCATGCCAGCACCACTGGCTCCCGAGAAGCGGGCAGCCATCCTCGCCAGCCTGCGCGCCGGGACAAGCCGCAACAAGGCCGCGCGCGAGCACGGCGTCAGCTTCGCCAGCGTGTCGAAGATCGCCGCTGCCGAGGGAATCAGCTTCGACCGGTCGCAGACAAAAAGCGCGACTGACGCAACGGTCGCGGACCTGCGCGCCATCCGGGTGACGACCTCCCGCCGGTTCCTGGTGGAGACGAACCTGCTGCTGGACCAGATGCACCAGCCGCACGTGTCCTTCAACTTCGGCGGCAAGGACAACACCTACGAGGAACACCAGTTCCCCGAGCCGCCGGTGGACGCGAAGCGGACCCTGATCACGTCGGCGGCCATCGCCTATGACAAGCACCTGGCCCAGGAGCGCCACGACGCTGACGACGGCTCCGGGCTGTCCGCGGTGGACGCGTGGCTGCGCGGGATGCTCGGCGAGACGAAGTAGCGGGCCGTGCAGGTCTCCCCGCTGGCGGGCAAGCAGCTGGAGTCGGTGCGGCTGGCCACGGCCCGGCTGAACATCTGGGAAGGCTCGGTCCGCTCCTCCAAGACGATCTCCAGCCTGATCGCCTGGCTGACGTTCGTGCGCACCGGGCCGCCGGGCAACCTGCTGATGGCGGGGAAGACCGAGCGGACGCTCAAGCGCAACATCATCGACCCGCTGACGGAGATGCTCGGCCCGGCCCGGTGCCGCCTGGTGCAGGGGTCGGGGGAGCTATGGCTGCTCGGCCGCCGCGTCTACCTGGCCGGGGCGAATGACGAGCGGGCGCAGGAGCGGATCCGCGGCCTGACCCTGGCGGGCTGCTACGTGGACGAGATCTCCACCATCCCGCAGTCCTTCTGGTCGATGCTGCTCTCCCGGCTGTCCATCGAGGGCGCGCGGCTGTACGGGACCAGCAACCCCGACAGCCCGGCGCACTGGCTGAAGGCGGAATTCCTGGACCGGGCCGCGGTCTGGCTCGGCCAGGACGGCCAGGTCGACTACAGCGAGGACGGGCTGGACCTGGCCCGGTTCAGCTTCCGGCTGTCCGATAACCAGCACCTGGGCGCCGCCTACGTCCGCTCCCTCGAGCTGGAGTTCGTCGGGCTGTGGCGCAAGCGGTTCATCGAGGGACTGTGGGTCGCGGCCGAAGGCGCGGTCTACGACATGTTCGATGAGGCCCGGCATGTCGTGGATGTCGTCCCGGTGATCCGCAGGTGGCTGTGCTGCTCGGTCGACTACGGGACCGTCAACCCGCTGCACGCCCTGCTGATCGGCCTGGGCGTCGACCGGCGGCTCTACGTGGTCTCGGAGTGGCGGTGGGACTCGCGGGCCCGCCACCGGCAGCTCACCGACGCCGAGTACAGCGCGAAGCTGCGGGAGTGGCTGGCCGCGGTGAAGTTCCCCGGCTCGCAGTTGTACGGGGTCAGCCCGGAGCGGTTCGTCGTGGACCCCTCGGCGGCCAGCTTCATCCGGCAGCTGCATGCCGACCACCTGAGCGTGATGGGCGCGGACAACGCCGTGCTGGACGGCATCCGCCTGGTCGCATCGATGCTCGGCTCGCGGCGGCTGCTGATCAGCCGATCCTGCAAGGCGCTGATCAGCGAGATGTCGTCATACGTATGGGACGACAAGGCCCGACTCCGCGGCGAGGACAAGCCGCTGAAGATTAACGATCATGGATGTGACGGCCTGAGGTACGGCCTGCGGACCACGCACCAGATCTGGCGCGGCCTGATCATCCCGGCCGAGAAGCCCCGGCCTTACGAGGACTACTTCGACCTGGCGCAGTGACGCCAGTGACGCCAGTGGCGCCATTGCGCGGCATATGGTGTTGCTCTTGCTACGATGCGGCTAAGCAGGCGCATCGCGCCGCTCTCGCGCCGCAACGGCGATCAGGTTCACCCGCAACGGGCAGGCTCCGAACACCTCAGGAGTTCCGCCCGTGCCCACCGCGCGCACCCAGCAGGCGACTGCCGGCGTGCGCGCGTCCCGTTCCGCCCGGCGCAAGATCTGCCACCTCCGCAACGGAACGCAGGCCGCCGCCTTTGTCGGCACCGCCCGATATGCTCTACCTGCACTAATAGGTCCCCGCGACAGCGCTAACTGCCCGGGGACGTGGCCACTGCTTTCAAGGAGCAGCGACATGTCAGACGGTACAGCCCTGCCCGGAGATCGCAAGAAGCGGATCCGGATCAGCGATCCAGTCGAAGCGTTCTGGGCGCGGGTCGACATCCGCGGCCCGGAGGAATGCTGGCCCTGGACCGCTGGCCTCACCGAGAAGGGCTACGGCCTCTGGTGGCGGCCGCGCACCACGGCGCACCGGATGGCTTACCAGCTCCACCACGGCATCACCCTGCCGCCCGGCCATCAGGTCGAGGTCGATCACGTCTGGGCGCGCGGCTGCACTCGCCGGGACTGCTGCAACCCGGCGCACCTGGAGGCAGTCACCTCCGGCGAGAACCACGACCGGGGTACTGGCGGCCAGGTGACCCGCGAGCGCTGCGCGGGAGTTCCGCTGACGCCCGAGCACCGCGCCGCAGTGTCAGCCGGCCTGAAGGCCGCCGACCGTGACCGTGGCGAGCGCTCCTGCGAGTGCCACGGCCGCACGTTCATGAGCGCCCAGGCGCTGTCCCTTCACCTCACCCACGTGCGCAAGAGCGCCCTGAGCGAGACGAAGGGGGGTGATGATGCGGAATGAGTATGCCAACCCCCCAGCCAGCCTCGGCGTCCGGCATCGGGCTGTCTACCTCGCTGCCGGTCGATGACCGGCAGCTGTCGATGCTCCCGTCGTCAGGGTCAGGCCAATGGCCGCCCCCGAAGTACGATCCGGTCGCTTACCAGCACAGGCTGTGGTCAGCCTGGCACGTAGGAGACCGGGACCTTCTTGCCTGGGTCCACTATTCGCTGGGCTCCAACTCGCCGTCAGGGCGTGCGTTCTTCAGCACGACCGGCGAAAAGGGAATGCCAACGCCCCGCCCCGGACAGTACCGAGGCGGACTGCTGGGGTCGGTTAACTACTCATTCTGGTTAAAAGGGGCGATCCAGTCCCTCCGGGGGAGAAAAGGACCAAACTTCACATACCACTCGCGGGCGACATCGCCCAGACCTCGGCCAGCCTGCTGTTCGCCAAGCCCCCGGAGCTGAAGACCACGCTTAAGGGCCCCGAGGGCATCGCCAACCAGGCGTGGCTGGACAGCCTGATCGATGACGGCTTCCACGCCCGCCTGCTGGAGGCCGCCGAGATGTGCTCGGCCCTCGGCGCGGTCTACCTCCGCATCGTGTGGGACACCACGGTCAGCGACCGGCCGTGGATCCAGGCCGTCCCGGTGGACGTGGCCGTCCCGCAGTTCAGCTACGACAAGCTCCGCTCGGTGACCTTCTGGCAGGTCGTGGACGACGACGGCACCGATGTCACCCGGCACCTTGAGATGCACGTCCCGCAGTCCAACCAGATCCTGCACGGCCTCTACCAGGGTGACCAGACCGACCTGGGCGAGTCGGTCCCGCTGGGCATGCACCCGTCGACCGCGGGCCTGGGCGCGTCCCTGCCGGACGGCACCCTGACGCTGCCCGACCTGCCGTTCGACGCATCGACGGTGGTTTACATCCCGAACATGCGCCCGAACAAGATCTGGCGCGACCTCGGCCCGGAGTTCTGGCCGCTCGGCCGGTCGGACTACCAGGGCGTAGAGCCGCTGATGGACAGCCTTGATGCCGTCTACAGCTCGTGGATGCGCGATGTCGAGCTCGCCGTCATGCGCCTCATCGTGCCGCCGGAGTACCTGGACGACATCGGCAAGGGCAAGGGCGCCGTCTTCGAGCCGGACCGCCGCGTCTTCACCCCGCTGAACATGCTGCACGACTCCGGCGCGGCGCCGAGCATCACGGCCAACCAGTTCGCCATCCGCTGGGCCGAGCACCAGAACACCTGCCAGGACCTGGTGAACCGGATCATCCAGGAGTCCGGGTACAGCCCGCAGTCCTTCGGCGACTACGACCGGTCCGGCTCGGGCGGCGCGGTGACGGCCACGGAGATCGAGGCCCGCGAGCGGGTGTCCCTGCTGACCCGGCAGAAGAAGATCACCTACTGGCGGCCGTGCCTGCAGGACATCATCTACTCGCTGATGTGCGTGGCCCGGGAGTACTTCGGCGCGACCGCGATCACCCCGGAGCGCCCCGACATCAACTTCGCGGCCGTGGCACTGCCCGACGAGGCGGCCCTGGCCCAGACCGTGGCCACGCTCGCCGGCGCCGAGGCCGCGTCCAAGCGGACCCTCGTGGCGATGGCGCACCCGTCGTGGACCGAGACCGAGGTGCTGGAGGAGGTCGCGCAGATCCGCTCCGAGATCGGCACCGAGCTCGCCGCGCACGCCCGGATCGCGCTGGCCCAGCCGCCGGGAACCACGATCGAGGAAGTCGAGGCGGGCCTGGAGAACGTCATTCCGGCCCCGCCCGAGCTGGATGAGGGCAACGACGCGCAGACCGACCAGTCGGAGGCGGGGCCGTCATGACCGGGAAGAAGCCATCGCCGAATACGAAGGCGCCCAAGGGCAGCTACGCCCTGCCAGGCGGCGGGCCGGGTGGGTCGGACGCCTACCCGCTGAAGAACAAGGGGCAGGCCGTCTCGGCGCTGGCCCGCGTCGCCGCCAACGGCACCCCGGCAGAGAAGGCGAAGGTCCGCGCAGCCGTCGCCCGCAAGTACCCGGCGCTGCCGTCGAGCAGCGGCAAGGGCGGCAGCAAGGCGGCCGCGGCCCGGCGCGGGAAGGGCAAGCCGTCATGAGCGTGCTCCCGGCCGTCCCGCCGGCGCCCGATCCGGCTCCGCACGGCATCCCCTCGCTGCCGGACTGCGACCTCGGGCTGGCGGCCTGCCGCCCGGGGCGGCTGTGCCCGTGCGGGCGGCGCACTGTCCTGCCAGCGGCGGGAGAGGTGGCCTGATGGCCGGGGTGATCGGCCAGCGCGGCACGCCAGCGCTGACGGTCCGCGCGGCCGACTGGCCCCACGGACTCCGCTGCGGCGAGTGCACCCGGCTGCTCGAGGACGGCCACGCCTACTCGGAGAAGCTGACCGGGATGGCCGGCGAGATCCCGGTAGTGATGGTCGTGTGCCGTCCCTGCGGAGAGACGGCACACGACCTGGTGGCCTGCGCATG